CACGCGCTACGGTTGGCCATGGCAGCGTCGCCAATCAACGGGGAAGCGGCTGTGATGCACTGGGACGCTATTTGCGAAGATCGCGAAAGAGGCAAGTTAGCGTGGCTGCTCGGCATGAGCACTGAGGCAGCTTGGAAGTACGGCAAGCGCATGGAAAAGATGACGGCATGAGCTACCGCCCGTACAAATGCGAAGCATGCAACCACGTCACGCAGCACCCCAGCGTGCTGCGCTCGATACCACGCTGTCCGAAGTGCAGCGGTCCGATGGAAAACATGCAAATCGCAGCAGCGTTCGGCGGGCACGGTAAACAGGATTATGACCAATATCTGCTAAGTCAACGGCGGGGGCCGATCAATGAGGGCAACACGGATTAAAGCTTGGCAACACATTTGCGTGATATCTCGTGAGTACATGGCCGTTGTTGAGCTGATGCACGCGTACGAATGGGAGAAAGACTATGAACGAACCCACAACCGTCCAGTACGACCGTATCGTACAGGCGGAAAAGGCGCTTACTGACGGCGGTTTCGTACGGGACAACCGAGCGGCTATCTGGGTTAATGACGCCGGACAGCGCGCCAAGGTGATGCGCGACGAAGTGACGAAGAAATTTTACGTTTTGCAAAAATAGGGCTTGACGGCGCATTTGTACGGGTCCATATTGCGTACACACAAACCGCTGGAGAGCGACATGACCATCCAAATCAACACCGCTGAAGACGCCACTGCCGCCGCGCTGTTCAATTCGGCTAACGCCGTTGACGAGCTTGGGCTTATCAAGGCGCAGATCGCCGAATTGGAGCAGAAGGAGAAGGCGCTTACCGAAGCGCTTAAGGCGACCGGCAAGACCAGCTTCGCTGGTACGTTCTATGACTGTTCGATTTCGCATAGCGAGCGTGCCAACTTCGATATCAAGCAGCTCCGCGCCGATCTGGGCGAAGATGCTTGCGCGCCGTACGTCAAGGCGCCGACCAAGGTCGTGACGCTCAAGCTGACTGCGAAGAAGTAAGGGGGCAGCCGTGAAACTGACAACCAACACACATTTCGAAGCGGTTAAGGTCGTTACGCCGCAGGAAGCTGTGACATACGTCGTTCTCCAGCGTGCCAATCGACGTTACGGCAGAGGCATGACCATGGCCAAGAAAGAGCAGATCAACTGGAACAGCTTCACCAAAGCGGAGCTAATCAAAACTATCCGTACGTTGCACACGCGGCAGACTAAGTTGCTCAACCGCATTGCGGAGCTGGAGGCTCAAGTTGGTAAATACGATCTGCCCGATATCTCGAAATTGGAGCAGCCTCGGGACGCCGGCAGCACGGCCGTACAAGGGCCGGCGTCCCACATGGTGGGCGCCGCGCAACGGTATCCCTGGGAAACGCAGCTCGCCAACACCGTGACGTACGAGCCCACCAACGGCAAGCCGAACTGTCGGAAGGAAAACGAATGAGCGACGACAAGCCAACCATCGACCTGACGAAGGCGGAGCAGCCCAGATACGGCGCCGTCAACGCCAGCCGGCAGGACCATATCAACCGGCTCCGTACGCGAACCCGCAACGCCAGCAACACCAATCCGGCGCTTGCTGCCGTCATTCAAGGCATCCTTGACTTGATCGCGGACGACGGGGTATAGACGTACGGTCACAACACTGGGAGCTAACCACATGCGTAATAATCTCGTAATCGGCGTCATCGCTGCGGTTCTTATCGTGCTCGGGTACTTCGATGCCGCGGCGCAGAACATGAGCGGCATGGGTCGCATTGCCGACCCGCCGCCGGCACCGTACACGCGTGCTGACTTCGAACGTGACTGCATCGCCATGGCGCCAAAGACCGAACCGGCGCGGCGCGAGTGGATTACCAAGACCTGTCGCAAGGAAGCGCCGTGAAACGCGTTCTCATTCTGGTTACTGCGATCGGAATACTATTCTGGTGGGCAGGATCAAATCTAGATGCCTCGCGGGAAAAAGCGATTTGGTGCGGGGCTTCCGGATATTTTTCAAGATGTTGAAGGAAGCCTCGTGATGACACAACACAGTCCGTACGCCCAACGCTGGGAAATCGCCGGCCAGCGCGTCAAGGTCATGTACGCGGTCGGCACCGCCATCACCGAGGACATCGCCGAAGCGCTGCTTTGGCGCAAGTGGTACCCGTCGCTTGGGTTGCGGTGGGTCGTTATCGCGGTGTCGGCATGAATGACTTCGGCGGCGGCTTTCTCGCATACGAGCAATTGAAGGATTTGCTTATCGAAGGCACCGCGGTACTGTTTGCCCTTGCTTCGCTCGCGTGTTGCGTCGGAGCGGCTTACTCTCTTTGGAAAGTACTGCGCAATGGATAGCAAGTATTGGGCTGCCTTGATAATTATCGCAGGTGCCAACTGCGTTTGGGTCGTACTCATGAGCATCGCGTTGCGCCGCCGTCGCTATCCGGCCGTACACAAGATGGTGTTCACGCTGCTGGACGATGCCTACGCGAACGGACATTCCGAACCTGGGGAGCGGTGTCACGGCATGAGCCCCGACGAAATAGCGTACGATATGACGCTTTACGCGCCGGACTGCGAAAACCTTCGACCGGAGTTTTTGACGCCGTACGTACGTGCATGGATGCAACAAAAAGGGCTCGAATAATGGACGTACAGGAATTTTCTAAGCTTAGGGTTGACGACGTGATACGGAACGAAATGTCCGGCAGCAACGGCATTGTCGTTGCAGTCGAGAGCATGGGCGTACGGGTGCGTTGGGGCGATGCTGCGCTTGCGGTGCCCGGTATCACGCCAACATTTTTTTATAGCGTGCAGGGCACGGCGTGGTTTCACTGGTCCAAGGTGGCGCAGGATGACGGCGATACTGCGCCGGGCGCGTGAGCTGCAACCGGGCCACAAGCTGTTTTTCACGCTCGAAACCGTGGTACGGACGTTTACCGATCGCATGACGCCGGAAGGCTACGTGAACGTGACACTGCAAAAGCCGTGCGGGAAGACTCGGACGGCGGTCTACAAGACCTACAAGCGAATAAAACTGTACATGGACGCTTGACAACGTTTAAACGGTGCCCTACAAAGGGCCATCTTAACCCCGCTGGAGAGCGACCCATGCCCAACAATTTCCAAACCCGCGAAGAATGGCTTAACTTCGTCATGGACGAAAGCCGCCCCAAGTTCAAAGAGCTGGGCGCCCCTATCCCGGCCAAGATACGCCTGAGCGTTGGTTTCACGTCGAACGGCTACCGCGGCAAGGCTATCGGCGAGTGCTGGGACAGCAAGGCATCGGGCGACAAGACCTTTGAAATCTTCGTCAAGCCCGATCAAGACGAAGCCGTACGCGTTGCCGGCATCTTGGTTCACGAGTGCGTGCACGCCGCGGTCGGCATCGACCACGGTCACAAGCGGCCGTTCAAGCGCGTTGCTGAAGCTCTGGGCCTTGAAGGCAAGATGACAGCGACCACCGAAGGCGCGCTGTTCAAGGAGTGGATTGGGCCGATCTTGAAGAAGGCCGGGCCGCTACCGCACAAATCGTTGCGCGCTTACCGCACCAAGAAGAAGCAGGGCACGCGGTTGCTGAAGTGCGAGTGCATAAATTGCGGCTACGTCGTCCGTACGACTGCGAAGTGGCTGGACACTGCTGGGGCGCCGTTCTGCGGCACCAAGACACACGGCCGGATGATTTGCGAAGAAATCGAAGATGGTGAAGGAGAGGACGAATGAACCGAGCAGTACGGCAACGCCGGCAGGCACACAGACGACGGCTCGCCTTAGGGCGGGCTATGCACCAAGTACGGGCCGCGCGCTGGGGCTGCCACACCCGCGCGTGGAAGCTTCGCAAGCCGTGGCGCATTCAAATCCCGCGCATGCTGCGCAAGCACGCCAAGCTACTGCATCACACGATGGCCGTTTTGGGGAGCTGACATGGACAAGGCTCTATGCCCCTTCAACTACGCTGGTCAACCGAGTTGCGAATGCTCGCTGCGATGCGCAATATTACAAGGCCAGAAACCGCGTGTACGGGTCAAAGCGCGCGGTCGAATGATCGGCAACAGTATTCCTTTGGATGCGCAGCCCGGTGATTTGATAGTCGGAAACCGGGGAGCTGCGGCCGTGGTGCAAGAATGGTGGACATCATCGGGGCTAAGCAGCGTCCTGAACACGCTGCATATCGGCAACGTGAATTACGAGGTCGACCGTAGCACGTATCGGCGGGTATACGATCGCAGTTGATAGCCACGCCCCGAACGTGCTATTGTGGGTTCAAATCACGGAGATTTGACCCATGGCCAGCGACGATGCCAGCACGTTCGGCGGTGACAGCGCCCAAACCACGTTCGGGAGCGGGTTGAACTATATCGGCGGAGGCGGCGCAGACCCGGGGAGCAATGGCGCGGACATACCGCCGGGCTCCCCGGCACCCGTGCAGCCTGCTCAGGCTCCGCAAGCGTCTCCGTCGTTCGGCAGCATGCTGGGCGGTCCGCGCTACGCGCCCCCGGACCCGAACGCGTCGCCGCTTGACCAGACTGCGGACACGCTGCAACAGCGCATTCAACGCGCGAACAGCGTCGCGACCAATCCGATGCTTCAGCTTTTCGACCCCGCTTCGGTGCAGAAAGCCCGGGACTTTGTGCCGGCGGCTACGGAGCAGTTGCAGAAAATCAAGCAGCAGAAAGCCGATATCGCAGCGGGCCGCGCCGAAGCATCCAGCTTGGGGCTCAACCCCGGTGACGCGCCCGACGAAGCCACGCACGACGACAGGGTTTCGGTTGCGGTGAACAAGTCGCTGCAAGGCGATCTGAAGACGTTCAAGGGTCTTTCAGCAATCGATCCGCAGCGCGCCGCGTCCATTCAAGATCAGGTACACGAGGCCGCATCTACGCATTTGAACAATGCGCAGCTCGCTTTCGACAGTCTGTCATCCGTACCAAATCAGGGCCAGTACACCGCGAAGCTCAATCAGCTTCGCAAAGACGGCACCTTGACCGATTTGGAAGCGCTGGGCCTGAAGCTGCCGGAAAGCTATGATGCGTTCAACGCCAGCAAGCCGGCGGAAGGCGAACAGCTTCGGCAAGCGCGCGTCGGAATGGAAAATCTCAAAGCGAAGATTGACGAACGTGGCAACGGTACGCCGATGTCCGCGGACGAACAGAAGACGTACGCCGGCCGGTTGACCACCGAAAGCGGGCAGGCGATCAACAACGGTACGTGGTCGCGGATCAACGGCAAGCGCGTGTACACCGTGAACGGTCAAGGCGACATTCGCGACCTGGGGACCAAGTTCAATTACGCCAACGCGGATCAGCGCAAGCAGTTTGGCGAAGAAACTGCCGCAGCGGTGCCAAAGACCGACTTGGAAAAAGACCGCAATTTTAACCGCCTCTATTCGATTGCGACGGTGGACGCGAAGGGCAACGCAATCCCGGCATCCGGCGCCGTGGATGAAAAAGGCAACCGTACATATTTGAACACCAACCCCAACGTACAGCAAGGCATTGCCGAAGGGCTCGCCAGCATGTTGCGCGGCGGTTCGGGCGGCGCGACAAGCGGTTTGCTCAATATCGAAACCAGCAAGCGCGGCGCCGTACAAGCCGTTCTGGACAAGATCATTTCGAACTATGCCGGCGGCGTCAATACGTTGACGGGCGATCAGGTCAAGCCGTACCTGTCGCAGATGACACAAGAGCAAATGCGCTCGGTTATGGACGGATTGAAAGGCTACAACGACAAGGCCATGAGCGACCGGCTGGCGCCGATTGCGCAGCGCGCCGGAGAGCTGGGTCTTGATGCGTCGGCGCTGGGGCTGGGCAAAGACGAAGTGAAGGGCGTCCAAGACGCCATCGAAGCCGGTCGGCAAAGCACGATTGCCCGCTTCACCGCGCGCTCGCGTGCGGTCGGCGGCGGCGATGGCGGTATCTTTCTCGACAACCCGCCGCCCGTGCTGGTAACGCATCCGGACCACCCGCCGGGCTCCGTACCGGAAGTGCCGCCGCCCGTACAGGGTCAAGGCGGGGCACCGCAGCCATTGCCGGGCGCAGCGGGAGGCGGCCAGCCCAGTGGTCCCGGTGGTGGCGGTCCCGGTGGTGGCGGCGGGGGCCCCGGTGGTGGTCCTGCGCCGACGCCCATCACAATTGCCGGCCAACCGGTCGCGCCTCGCGTGCCCCCAGGTGGGACGCCCGGTTACTTCCCGGCGATGCAGCGCATCGAAAGCGGCAACGAAAAAACGCCGTGGACCGCGGGCACGCCAAAGACCAGCGCGAGCGGCGCGTTCCAAATGACGGATGCAACGTGGTTGGAAAACCGTCCTGCCGGCGTGACCGCGATGCGCGCCAAAGACGCAACGCCGGCACAGCAGACGCAGGCCGCCGAAACGTTGACGGCGAAGAATGCCGGAAAGTTGCAGCAAAACAACCTGCCCGTGAACGATGTCAATCTGTACGTCGCGCATAACCTGGGCGCGAACGGTGCTGCGAAGTTGTTGCATGCGGACCCGAATGCCGACGCCCGTATGGTTGTCGGCGACACCGCTGCGAACAACAATCCGATGTTCTACAAGGGCAGGCCAACGGTTGCGGTAGCGATGCAGCGGTACGCCGCGGAAATGGGCAAAGGCACAAGTGCAGCGAAGCCGGTTGACATCGCATCGCTGCCCGACGTTGGCGCGGCACCGTGGAACGGCGCAACAACGCCCCAAGGTGACCGCGTGGCGACGCCGGCAGAGCGCGCGGCCGGACCCGTCGTGAGCAACGCGCCCGCGATCGGCAGCACTGTGGGCAGCATTGCCGGTGCGGTTGGCGGCCCCGCGGGCTCAGTGGCGGGTGGCGCTGCTGGCGGTGGTGCCGGTCAGGCATTTCAAAGTTGGATGCGCGGCGAAAGCCAAGACCCGGTGAAGATCGCGAAGCAAGCCGCGCTTGGTGGCGTCCTGGGTATCGCGCCGGAAGCAAGGCCGTTGCTTGGCGCTGCGGCTCGTGTTGGCGGCGCTGCGGCAGTTGATGCCGGCGCGACCGCGGCGCAAGGCGGCAGTACGGCGGACGTAATCGACAGTGCGGTGGAAGGCGGGAGCTACGCGCTCGGCGGCGAAATGCTGGGGCGCTTCATTTCTGCGCTGGGTCCAGCCGCGCACCGCGTGTTGTCGAATTACAAGCCAGACGCGCAAGTACAAATGTCGGAAATGGCTGGTAAGCTGTCCGAAGCGCGCAAGACGCTGGAAACGGAGGAACCGAAGATTGCCGGGGCCGCGGGCGCCAGCTCGCCCAATCCGAAGTACGACGCGGCGAAGGCGCAGGAAGAAACCGCAAGCGAATTTATCAAGGCGCACGGGCAAAGCCCTGAAGATATGGTGTACGCGTACGATCAAGCCAAGCAAGGCGTTTCATCTGGCGAGGCGTTCACAATGCGCCGGGCCAACTCGGAACGCAGCAACGTATCGGCTGGTTACAATGAACTGCGCCAGCAAGTGAACGATACCGGCGTCGGGGCGCCGAAGCCGAACCAACCCGTACCGGACGGTCCGGTTGCGCAGCTCCGTACGGCTGACAACATGACCGGCAGCGTTCCCGAACAATTTCGGCCGCAAGCCGAGCATGCCGAAATGCTGATAAAGGCGCCGGCTCAGAATTGGGGCCAGAAATGGCAACAATTGCAAGATGCCGGTTCGGAGCTGATTAGGCAGCGAATGGACTTCTTGAACGCGGGAGACAAAACCAGCGCCACGGCAATGAACAACCTATTCCAAGGCGTACGGAACCAACAAAAGGCGGCGGCCGAATACGTGTTCGGCGCTGATCGCGGCAAAGCGATTATCAGCAATCTGGAAAATCTTGACCAGCGTTACGCCAAGGTGATGAATGCCACCAATGGCATGAATTACGAGAAGATGCGAGCTACGCTCGCGGCAGGTAACACGCCGGAAGCGCGCGAACTGGAAAAGAATTTCACCGAATTTGCGAAGGGCGATCCATCGGCAATGCGTGCGTTCAACGCAATGAAGGCCGGCGCGAAAGGCGATTGGAAGTCGGAAGCGGCGTTGATGACGCCCATCATTGCCGGCGAAGCTGCGACCAACGCCAGCGGCATCCCGACGTTGGGTGCGGTAAGTGCTGCGATCGGCGGGTATCGTCTGTACAAGATTGCGCAAGGCTACATGAACGCGCGCGTTCTGGGCAAAGCAGTGATGTTCAAAGACTTCTTGGCCAACGAAGTGAAGAATGGTTTTCCGAGCCTCGCCCAAGGAGCGGCGCAGCGCGGAGCCATACAGGGGGCGCAATAGTGGCACGACCAAAAGGGGCCAAGACAGCGCGAACCGAAGCGGAGCGCGCGGCGGTGCAGGAACGCGAGCGCAAGCGGCAACGCAGATACCAAAAGAGGCGTTACGCACGTAGGAAATTGGAGCGCAATAATGGCACGCAACGAACAGCACATGCATTTGCCGCTAATTGATCGGCTAGCGGAGCAGTTGAAAGACAGCGGCACGCCGAGCCACACAGCGCGAGACATGGCGTTATCAATTTTACGTGACCGCGGACACGTACACACCAACTCCGAACAGCTCACGGCCGAAGGTGCGCGGCGCGATCAGATGGGAGCCGCCGGCAGGGCGATTGACCGCGCTTCGAAGGCGAGCGGCAAGCCAGCGGAGCATTACGAATATGACACGAAGATCAATCGCGCCGTACTTAAGAGGTAGAACGTTTAAACGTGTCGTTATTTCCGTGGCTCAATCAACCACCGCCAACGCTCAAAGAGTTGACGCCACGGGAGCGCATGCTCGAACGGCTCAAATTCGGAGTACCGCTGGAGCTTGTGGCCCGTGCGGCCGGACTTCGTCCGGAAACTTTGAAGGAAGACCCGGAAGTTGACAAGGCGATGGCCGAAGGCGAGATTTTGTTGTTCGAACGCGCGCGAGACAGCAGCGTGACGGGTATCGTACGGGCCGCTATGCGTCGGGAAGCGGAGAGCTGGCTGCCCAAGGCGGAACCCAGTTCGGCGGGTTCGCTGGAGGATTTGCTGCGGGACTAGCTGAATAATGTTTGTGCGGCTTAAAGTCCGCATTCATCCATGGCGCGCGGTTATTCGCGTCCCGTTTCAAACATGCCGGGATACCCGCGTCATCTTCCCAGGGTAGCGCCATTTCAGTGCTCCGTATTTGTGTGCTGCCGACAATCGTACGCCGGCAGCACGAGTATTTTTAGCGCATATACACAATGCGTTGCGGTTTTGCCGTTACCGCATTTTGCCAACCGACGATATCAGATGCCGTCAAGATTACGAGCCCCAGCACGACAACGGCGCCGAAACTTAGCAACATTCCTACAAGCAAGCGTGCGAGCACCATTTCAACCTCCTTTGCGTGTTGTACACATTTTTCTGTACAAACGTAGTATGTACAGCGCTGTACACATAGTTCCGTACAAGGAACATGTCAAGCCGCTACATTTAGACCCCCGTGTCATACATCTACAAAATGTAGTACAAGCCCCTTGATGTATGACAATTTGGCGTGTTATCGGTGATTTGGTGAAGATTTCCAACCGGGCCCATAGGAGGCTATACCGTGCAAATTGTTAACCAGCCCATCTTGGGCGGCGGTTTCCGCCACTACTCAGGTTTGCTGCCTGCCATCAACGCAGCCGGCGACCCCTTCCACGCTTCTGTGAGGCTTTTCCACGTCCCGGCTGCGGACACCAACGCGATGTTCCGCGGAGATATCGCCGTTTCGTCATCGGGCGCGATTGGCACCCAAGGCGGTGCGGACAATCCGGCCAACATCGGACCGCCGGCCGCAACGCCGGCAACGACCGTCATCGGCAACGGCGGCGGCTCAGGTCTAGGCAACCAATCGATTGCGCCCAATATCACGCGCTGGGTGCCCGCCGATACTACGTCGCTGATTGTCGGTGCCATCGTCGGCTTCGGTCCGATCACGCTGTACATGGCCAAGAACGGCTTCCAGTACAAGCCGGCGAGTTTCGAAGCATGGTTCTGGGTGGAGACGGACCCGGCCATGGAATTTACCGCAACCGTACCCACCGTGCCCGGCACTGCATTCAATTTGCAGCTCATGGATGGCATCGACGTGAAAGCCAACGCCGGCTTTCAATCGACGCGCTTCGGTATTTCGGGCCTGTCGCTGGACCCTGCCACCATCGCGACCACGGCTACGCTGCCCCTGCGCATCTTGGGTTCGGGCGAGCAGATCGGCAACGACCCAACTTCGCCGGGTTTCGTTGCCAAGGTGACTTTCAACAAAAGCCGCCACGCATTCGCCAACGGCGCGTTCGTCGCCGACTAACAGCCCGTCAACCGTAACGTTGAAACGAGGATACAGGACAATGAAGGAATTTCTTTCCAAGCTGAAGGGCGCAGCGATCGCGGTTGCGGCCGTCGTTGCTTTGATGCTGCCGACCGGTGGCGCTTTGGCCCAGACCATCACCGCGCTCCCAAACAACGTCATCATCAACAGCGTTCTGGACATGGGCAACGGCCCCATGGAACTGAAGGTGCTGCAAGGCAACGGGTGGTTGTTCACTGCGCAGGGTGCCGGCGTCGGCTCCACGTCGGGTTCGTCCACCACGTTGACGCTCACGGCGACCGCCGCTGCGGACCCGCCATGTGTAGGTTGCGAAATTTCCGGCGCCGGCATCACGTCGGGCACCACCGTGGCAGCGTTCAACGGCACCACCACCATCACGCTCTCCGCGGCGATGACGGTTGCGGCGTCCACCCCGCTTGCATGGGGAATGGCCTGCCCGACCTTCGCAGCGCTGTCCGGCCTGCCCCCGGTACCAAATGTCGGATTGCCGGCTGCCGGCGGCGGTGACTTGCCGCTGTACACGCAGGCACGGGTCTGTCTTTTGGCGCAGAACGGTCCCGGCCTTACCGTGCTGCCCTTCCCGATCGGCGCGCACTAGCAGCGCTTAGCGGCCGGGGGCTTCGGCTCCCGGTTTTACTTTCAACCGGAGGACTGCTTCCATGCGTAAATATTTCGCTTGCGCGCTCGCGATGTCGCTTGCTTTCTCCGCTCCGATCGCGGTTGCGGCGCAGACTTCTAAGCAGGGCATGCCAACCATTCACGTTCCGTACAGCGGCGCGGTCAAGGTGCCCTTCATGACGACTGCGCAGCTTCCGATTTGCGATAGCTTCAACATCGGCATCATTCTTGGCGTCACCGATGCAACGACGCCGACGTACAACGGTGCGCTGACCGGCGGCAGCAACGTTGCCGTGCTTGTCGTGTGCAACGGTGCTGCTTGGAAATCGATGTAGCAAGGAGCTGCCGCCGTGGCTATGAACCCCATCGTTTCCGTTCCGCGCGACTATCAGCAATGGTCGAACAACGTCATTCCGGTTATCGACTTTCCGTGCAAAGCCGGTGTGTACACGTTCACAGCGACGGCGACGGCTTGGGGTACGGCGCAGCTTCAGCGCATGGTCGCGGACCCCGTACTAGGCGCCGAGTATATCAACATCGGCGCCGCGATTGTGGCCAATGGCATGACCGAGTACCACTTGGCGGCGGGGCAGTATCATTGGGCCATCGCGGGAACGACTGGCTTTTCCGGCGTGTTCGAACGTACGGGTTCGTGGGCAGGAAGGTAGTTGAGTGACGTATACGCCGTCAACCGATCTTCTCGCGCTGTTGCGGAATACGGCGAACGGCGAACGCGTAACCAGTGTCCCCGGGCTCGATTGGGTTGTTGCTGCGCTTGCGCGCGCCGGTTTGATTACTTTGGTTGTGAGCCAAACTGCGCCGACTGTTAATCAAGCAATTACGGCGTGGTTTAAACCAAATATTCCCTCATGGACCGCCGAAGGTGTTTTGTTTTTGTGGAACGGCACAGCATACGCGCCAGCCACGCCCGCATTGTGGAACCAAGTCATAAGTTCCAGCGGCTCGGCGACGCTGAACTATGTTACGATAAATGCACTCGGAACCGGTGCATACGCTGCACAGCCAGCCGATGACGTGATTTTGATTAAGTCAGGTGTAGGCGCACCGTTCACGGTAAACGTTGACTGGAGTGCGCGCACAAAGAAGCTAACCGTTGTTGACAGCGGATTGGGTGCTTTGGCGAACAACATCACCATTGTACCTAAAGCGGGCCAGACGCAAATGGGCACGTTGAATTATCAGTACCCCATCGACAGCAACGGCGGAAGTATCACACTCACGCCACTACCGGACGGTTCGGGAGCCTACTAGTGAAAAAGCTTTGTTATATCGCCGTTGCATTGTTGGCGTTCATCGCGCCGGCAACAGCGCAGGTTAACCCCGGCACGTCGCCGCTGTCAATTGCTAAGGGCGGCACCGCGGCGAACACGCGCGCGGGTGCGGCGATGAATATTCTTCCTGCGTTCACGGGTGACGTGACAAGCAGTTTGGGTGGGTTTGTACTCACGCTTGCAATTGTGAACAGCAATGTCGGTTCTTTTGGCTCCGCGACGCAATGCGTGAGTTTCACAACGAACGCCAAAGGTTTGATTACGGCCGCTGCCGTGGTGACATGCACGCCGGGCATCGCGGCCGTTACCGGGCTTGGGACGAACGTTGCTACGGTGCTTGGTGCTGCCGCCAACGGTTCCGGTGGCGTCGTTGCCCCGACACCAACGCGAGCCGGGGACGTCGTTTATTGGAACGGAACAACGTGGGTCACGCTAGCAGGCAACAATTCTGGAACGAACGTCCTGCAAGAAACTTCGGCCGGCGTGCCGTCTTGGGTTGCTGCTTCTGGCGGCGGTACGATGCTGAGCTTGACGCCCGGCGGCGGCTTGGTGTCTTCAGTCACCGCAGCATGTTCGCAAACTGCGGTGACCACAAGCGGTACGTTTTCGGCTGCGCATTGCATCAACGCGCAAAGCGGGACTTCGTACGCTATTCAAGATAGCGACCGCGCAAAAACTATCATTGCCAACAACGCTGCGGCTCAGGCGTACGCTATCGCGCAAGCAGGTGCCGCTTCTGCGTTCCAATCAGGCTGGTATACCGATATTCAAAACAGTTCGGTTAACGCCGCAGCCATAGTCACCATCACTGCTTCAACTTCGCAATTGTGTGCACAAGGAACGTGCGCACCTACGTACAAAATACTACCCGGACAGTTTGCGCGTATTTCATCGGACGGTACGAACTACCAAGTTACAATGAACCCGGCGCTAAAAGCGCAGACAAGGCAAGTATTTCTTTCGGGTACCGGCGCTACGTATACGACGCCAACGCCGGCACCGCTCTATGATGTTATTCGCATGCAGGGCGGCGGTGCCGGCGGCGGCGGTTCGGGCACTGGTGGCGGCGCTGGTACGGTTGGAAATGCAAGCTCCGTTGTCGTGAGCAGCACCACCATTACCGCAGGCGGCGGCGGTGCGGGTTCGGCGGGCGGCGGTTCGGCATCGGGGGGTACTAATACCAACTGTACGACTGGGATTGTTGCCGCCGTTACAAGCGCAGTTGGGTATTCAGGCGGAGCCAGCGGTGCGGCTTCCGGGGGAACCAACATTCCGGGCGGAGCCGGTGGGAGTACGTCAACGGGCGCGGGCGGCGGCGGTGGCAGCACTTCGCCCGGCGCGGGCGGCCCCGGCGCCACGAACAGCGGCGGAGGCGGTGGCGGTGCGGGTGATGGGTCTGTGGGTCCGTCAGGCAGCGGCGGCGCGGGCGGCGCTTATTGCGAGCTGGTAATATCGCCCGTACCTGCAACTATGACGTACACTGTCGGGGCCACGGCGGCTGCCGGCTCCGCAGGTACTAGCGGCGCAGCCGGTGGTGTCGGCGCTGCTGGGGATATTATCTTTGAGGAACACTATCAATGATGCCGGACCCAAAAGTAAGGTGCCCCGCAACAGCCTTCACGCGCACATGCCGTGAAATCCTGGGGGAGTGCGACTGTCCGAAATTCGTCAGTGTCAAGGGCCACGACCCGCAAACCGGCGCCGTTGTTGATCGGCATGGTTGCGTGGACAGCTTCTTGCCGCTACTATTGATTGAAAATGCTCAGGTGTCGCGGCAAACTGGCGCGGCTGTCGAAAGCCTGCGTAACGAAATTGTCAAGAGTGCTGAAGATCGGCAGGTTGCGCTCGCAGCGGCTCAGCAACGATTTCTGAGGTAAAGAGTCATGCAAATCTATAACCGGGGAACGACAGTGCATCACCACCTTGACACCCTTAACTGGCCGGTGCTGGGCGTGAACGCCGCTGTTTTACCGTGGTTGAACGATCTGTGGACTTACGTTCCGGCTCCCACAGCGATCTACATGATTGTGTCGGCGGCCTTTATGTTGTTCCAGATGTCTGATAAGCTGGGCTTGCTGCACCGTTTCAAGCGGCACGCACCGGAGACGGCAGAAGATCGGCGGGCAACTTCCATCATCAAGGAGCTGCCGGATGTCCCACAACAGGAGCACTGAGCGATGACTGCTTTCAAAGGCCACAAGACGGGCTTCAATCCCAAGGGCAGCAACGCATGCGTGCCCAACGAAATGGGTCCGCCAACGACGAAGTTCAACGGGCGCCCTGCGGTGCCGGCTGGACCGCTGAAGCGCTACCCGGGCGCGGCTGCGGACATTTCGAACGGCAATCGTCGGCTCGCGAAGGCCAACCATGGCGAAGGCGATGGCAGCGGCGTGACTTTCAGCGGCGCCCCCAGCGGCTTCAAGAATACCGGAGGAATGTCCAGCGGTCGCAAGCCTGGGGGTATGGGCGGCAAGCGCAGCAAGGATATGTCGGACAATCGGAAATAACGACGATGGGCAAAGACGCGAAGGGCCACGGTTCTGCTGCTCGCGGCGGCCGGCAAACAAAAATGACCGCCATGCGTTTTGAACACGCGGCCCGTACGGGCGTGCTTGGTTCAAAGTTCAAGTCGAAAGCGGTGCGTAGCGGTAAGCAGGCGAAGATGACGAAACTAAGATCGTCGTTTCGTTTCAACGCTGCGTTAAAGTCGCCACGTTCGAAGTAGAAGGGAACTTACGTGTTCTATCGCCCAGGCGGCACGGCCAAAGCGCCCAATCGTCAGTACGATACGGTCTATGCCGACACCATCGGCATGGCTACCGATTGGCTGCCGATCAACAAGGGCGATACGATCGCGGTCAACATCGCGCGCGCCTCCATCGTGTTCGCGAGCGCTGCGCAGAGCACGGTGACCGCGACGCCGTTCGCGCCGGAAATGAGCGTAGTTATGGAACTGGCCGTTTTGGGCGGCGCGGCTCCGATCAAGTTTCCAATCGATAACTGGGAAAACGTAGTCGTTGCTACGTCACGTCGGGCGCATCGCGCGGGTTTTGTACGGTTGAAGATTTTGAACATCAATAACGGCGACGGTACGGGCCTTTTGATGGGCTTGCAAATCAGCCGTACGGGCGAGAGCGGAGCGGTGACATGAACGAACAAGAAATTCGAGCTTGCGTGATGCATGTTCGCGGCGCCATAGCGAACAACGACGAAAAGGCAGCGTTGGATGCGATTGAAATCCACAAGGATTTCAATCGCATCGCCGATGCGCTCGAAAAGATGGCGAGCAAGGGGTAGCGCGTGGGCGGTTTCGACAACGGGTCAATTCAAGGCGGCGTCTTTTTTCAGGCCAAGCAATTCGGCTCGGTATTGCGCGGCGCCGGCCCGCCCGTGCCCCAATCCGGCGTTGTCGGCGACGTCTATATCGATACGCAGTCATGGTTTTTGTACGCCAAGCGGAGCGCAGATAATACGGACCCTTGGGGGCACTATTTGTTTCAAGTGCCCGTGACGTACCGTACGGCGCTGAAGTGGTTTAGCGCATCCGCGCCGGATAGCAGCATAGGCGTGCCCGGGGACTACTGCTTACTTTGGAGCGGCTGGTCTAACTACGGCATGCAGCCTTCGATCTACGGACCGAAGCAAGCCGCGGGATGGCCCGAAAACGGCAATGGCGGCACTGTTCCGATCGCAGCCGCGGGCGCCGGAACTGTGTTGCCAGTCGGTTTGCTGGACGAAGGGGCGCCGTTGACGTACAGCACGTCAACGCAGTTGATCGCAGTTGGTTTGGCGGATGAATTTATCCTCGCTGTTCCGGTTACTGCGGCTGCCGGCGACCCAGTAACGCAGCAAGGATTGCAGTCCGGACCGGCTGCGGTCGCCGTCGTGCTCAATCCGCTGTACACCGCCCAGGACGGTCATGGTGTTTAAACGATGTCCGGCTTTGACAACGGGACACTTCAAGGCGGTGTCTTCTTCCAATCGAAACAATTTGGTTCGATTATTCGCGGTTTAGGTCCGCCCGGGCCGGCTGCCGGCGTACAAGGTGATCTGTACATCGATGTCTTGTTGTGGTTCCTGTACGCCAAGCGCGCAATTGACGACACAGACCCGTGGGGTCACTACCTGTTTCAAGTGCCCGCGACGTACCAAGCGCAGCTCAAGTGGTTCGGCAATTCCATACCGACGAATGATGTCGGCATCAACGGCGATTACTGTTTGATCTGGGGCGGCTATCCGAACTACGGTCTGCAACCTTCAATCCTCGGTCCGAAAGCCGCGGGTGCATGGCCGGGCTCGCCCAACGCGGTCGCTGTGACGTTGAACCCGCTGTACACGGCGGAGGACACGCATGGTTTATAACCCAGCAACAGACTTTCTCGCACTTTGGCGCAACATCGCTGGCGTCGTCTCCAAGGTAGAAATGCCGGGGCTCGATTACGTTGTCGCCGCGCTCGCGCGTGCCGGCGTGATCACGCTGTCTGTTTCAGCGACCGCGCCAGTCGTCAGTCAGTCGACGACGGCATGGCTGCAAACGGCTGTCCCAAGTAATTCGGCCGAAGGCGTATTGTTTCTGTGGAACGCGGTCACAAGCGCGTACGTACCCGCTACGGCCGCGTTATTTCTCGATCTTTTGGAGGCATCGGCCGGGCAAAGTGGCGTCTCATGGTGGACTTCAGTCGGTGGGCCGCCACTTAATACAGTCGGCAATAACGGTGATTTTGCTGTCCGTACAGACGAACCAAACGGCATTTACGGCCCGAAAGCCTTGGGCGTGTGGCCCGCCTCTCCGCTGCCCGGCACCGCTGACGTACTCACGAGCAGTGCGCTTGACAACACGTTCGGCGCAACGGAGGGCGAGCTAGTCTACCGCGGCCCGCTTTTATGGCAAGGGCTCGGCATCGGCGCCGCCGGGACAGTCTTGACGCCTTCCGGCGGTGTGCCTGCATGGGAAGCACTGTCCGCGCTGCTTGACGCCGTGTTCGGCAACGTGCAGGGCGATATTTTGTACCGGGACACTGCCGCATGGAAGACGCTTGCCCCGGGTGTGGCGGGCACGGTTTTGACTACCGGGGGTGCGGGCGCCGACCCGTCGTGGCTGTCGTCGCCGTCCACCTTTCCATCCGGCACAGTCATGCTGTTTCAACAGACCGCGGCCCCCGTGGGCTGGACAAAGCAAACGGCTTTCAATGACTACGGCTTGCGCGTGGTGTCTGGCGCGGTCGGTTCGACGCCGGGCACCGCTTTTAGCACCGTGTTTGCGCAAACTTCAGTTGGCAATACGGCGCTGAATGCCTCGCAGATACCCGCGCATACGCATCCAGTTAGCGCGTTGCAATTCAACACGACGGATAACGGCACCATCGCTGCGATCGGGTACTATTCCAATTCTGGCGGTGCCGGCGGCGTTGTTACGGATAACAATACAGGCGGAGGCGGTGCGCATAATCACTCGGTCAGCTTGGCTCTGTCGTACGTCGATATGATACTTGCGAGCAAGAACTAATGTACAACCCGTCAACCGATTTTCTTTCGTTGCTGCGAAATACAGGCAGTGGCAAAAGCGTGCTCAACATGCCGGGGTTGGATTGGACCGTTGCAGCGCTCGCTCGCGCGGGTCTTATCAACTTATCGGTTGGGCAAACCGCGCCAATGGTCAATCAGCCGACTACGGCATGGTTTAAACCATCGCAACCGTCATGGGTTGCAGAAGGCGTGCTTTACTTGTGGAACGCCAGCGCGGCTCAGTACCAAGTTGCTACGCCGTCACTGTGGCAGGCTGCGCTTTCCGGTACGAACAGTTACGCATTCCAATCGGCGAAGTCTGCATCGAACCTCGTTAATGCGGGAACGACATTGTTGGCAATCCAACGTGCAGGGCCGTCTGCGACGACGCTTATACTCCCGCCGCTTAATCAGCGCATTGCAGGCCAGCTTTTGAAGGTCGTCGATTGGTCAACAGCGGTTGTCAATCATGCCGTAACCATCACGACTACGGATGGTTCGTCAATCATGCAAGAAACTTCTTGGGGCTTGCTATCGACGGCTGTACAACTTGCCGGTATTGGTTTATACCCGTCTCCTGATCTCAATGGGTGGGTCATTGCACCATGAAATTTGGAAAACTCGAAGTTGTTCTTTTTGTACTCTTCAATATGTTGGTTGCTTCGCCTGCGATTGGGCAGTGGCAGACGCCCGCGCACTCTGTCCCTATCGGACAGGGCGCCGGCATCACCGGCTTCGGCAGTGCGGGCCCGGCTGCCGCGGGCGTTCCGTTTGTCGGTAGCGGACCTACATCGGACCCGGTATTCGCGCCGCTTAATTTGGGTACGGCGGTAACTGGTAATATCATAACTTCGGCTGTGGGCTGCGTGAGCGCTACGCCATGCGTCGGGGATAGCGGCATCGCTGCCGCGAACGGTACAATGACCTTCACCAAAAACAGCCTGACTTCATTGACATTCCACGACGCAGTAAGTTCGCCAGACACGGGCACATTCGGTACGGCGCAATCCGTACAATGCGACCCGGGTTACATCATGACGGGCGGCCCGGGCCCCGGACCTTGTACGCAGCTAGGCTTTACGCCAAATCCCAGTAGCGTATGGAGCGCGTTGCTTCTAGGGGGCTTCAATGCGCGTGCCGTCATGGGCTCGTACGGCGGTGTCGAAAACCCTGAAATAATCTGCGCCGACACGAACGTTTTTGGAGTGCAGATCGGCAATGGCGGTAACCAATCAGGTTGCGGATATCTCGGCGCCGCGCGGATCGGCGCCGGCTCCCCGGTGTCTTTCAACATGACCGCTGGAGGCTTTCCTCAGACTAGCGTCACGGCTTCGTTTGTCACGGGCAGCGGTAACGGCAAGATGACAGTTACGGCGCAATCAGGTTCGCCGATCGTTTTCGGGGAGACTTTCGTCGGGGCTGGAATTACTGCTCTTAACCCGCATGGTGCGCAAATCACTGGCACCGCCGCAATAGGTTCGGGGAACTGCTCCCCAGCGTGCACGGGTACCGGTGGCGTCGGCACCTACGCGGTCAATATCAACTCGGCGATCGGCTCGGAAACCATGATTGGCGGCCCTTCCGGCGCTGAAAATTCGATGACGCTGGATTTGTGGGGTTTTTCGCTCGCGGGTGACACACAGAATGGTGTTTTCGTTTTCAGCGGCTCGCAAGTTGCGGCGTGGGGTAATTCGCCCGGGGGTGCGTCGCCGGCCGGCAGTCGCAATGGCGAATTCGCTGGTACGGGCATGGCGGGAGACGGACTGTACACACAAACGGAAACCGGCAGCCGTAATTTTTATTTTGACGTAGGCTGTACGGGCACGCACACGGACGGTTCTTATCAGTGTGCCAATAACGATGTTGGGCGGCTTGCGCCGAACGCAATCGCTCCGGAACGCGTCACCAACGTATTTGATAGTGCGGGTAACCTTTTGCTTGGCGCCAATGGGAGCAGTGCTGGTTTCGCTGCGTTCGGCAACACGATAACCGGGCAAACCAGCAATTCGTTGGTATTCTATCCAGCTTCAGGCAACCCGACAGGCAACCCGCCATCTGGCGGAGGTTTGCTTTACACGCTCGGCGGTGCTTTGAAGTACAAATCCGGCGTGGGGACCGTTACCACTATTGTAGCGGGACCGTAGTATGAAGATTTTGCTTTCCACGCTTTTCATAATCGCCGTGATGACTTCAGCCGTGGCCCAAACCGCCGCGCAAAAACAGCAGCTCTTAGAAGATCGAAAGTTCTTCGGCTTTGGCGATTGTCGTACGCGTCGTGAAGACCCCCGGATACTCGATACCCCAGATGATATCAAAGTGCGCGACATTGTTGATGCGCGCATAGGCAGCCGCATCGACCGGCAACGCGTGGCTCAGGGCGGCATTGCCGATAATCCGATCATAACTGCCGCCGATATCGAGCTGCATCGCACCGCGCTCGCGTTAATCCGTACGTGGGCTTTGATGCTTCCGGAAAGCCGCGTACGGCAAACGTACCTATGCGTGGTGCAAATATACGTACGTGACCTTGACGAAGCCGCGGACGAACTGGTAACGCATAGGCTGCAAAAACAGGTAGCACCCTCGAAAGGTTAGCTCATGTTCCACCGCATTGCCGTTATTTCGCTGCTCGTCATCGCACCCGCATTCGCTCAACAACCGGTCGCGACGGAAGACCCGGTTGTCAAGGCAGATAGCTACTGGCAGCGCTACCACGCACAGCGCGAAGCAGCGGCAGGCCAGCAAGTAGTTTCGTTGGCGCGTCGCATCGATGATTTGGCCGCTCAGATTGAAATTCTCAAGGGCGAGCTGGCGGCAAAAGCTTCTTGCGTACTTGCGGTGCCGCAGCCTCCGGAAGCTCCGAAAGTTGACATCCCAGAACCGCCCAAATGAGTAGCTTTTACGATACCGTCATCCGCAATTCGAAAGCGTTTCGATCGGACGCCGTGTGCAAAGACATGGCGATGCTAGAGCCCGGTACGCGTGCGGCGGTGCTTGCGCTGGTAGCTGATGCCAAAGCCGAAGGCATCGATTTGCGGGTGCTGGAAACGTACAGAAGCCAGACTCGGCAAAGCTACCTCTTTACGAAGCACGTTACTCAGCTACGCATCGTCGGTTGTCACGGGTATGGCGTCGCGGCCGACTTCGGCGTATTCGTGAACGGGGTTTATCAGGAAAAGAACGGTCCGTACGTTTTCCTGCGCGTACTGGCGCGCAAGCACGGGCTTATCAGCGGACAGGACTGGGGTCATGCGAAAGAGGGCAGCTTCGTTGATAGCGGGCACGTACAGCGCGTTCCCGTGTGGCGCCAGACAGCGCTGTTCAACAGCTCATGGTATCCTCCGGTCGATTACGACCCGTACAAAGACAGCGTGGCCAACCATCACGCCGACGTGGTAGCTAAGGTTTGAGTACCGTCGCCACGTCGCCGACTTCATTCGCTTTGACCGTCTGAAGCTCGCCTTCCGTGCCGTGGTAAGCGTTGCCGTCGTCCCACCCCTTGGGGTTAGGCTGGGCTGCCTGCAAAGCGGCGAGAGCTGCGGACCCGGGCGAGGCTTCACAGTAGGCAGCACGCCGGACGCCGTACCGGCCTGCGAAGTAGGGGGAGCCGCCTGGGTAAACTCCGCCATTTCGTCACGCATTTCCTTCAAGTCGGAAATTTCCGCATCCATAGCGTTTAGATGGGCAGCGCGGGCCTGTCCGCGGGCTTCTTCCACCTTGGCGCCGTAGGCGATTACTTCGTCGTACATGGCTGCGCTGGCGTCCATCTGCGCCCCAACGACGCCCATAGCTTGACGCCGTTTAGCCTTCAGTTCCTCTTTGGTCGCCATGCGCTGTTTCCTGTATATCCGTATGATTGCGGTCAAGTCGTTAAGCGACACGGCGCGGAAGGGAGCCCGGCCGGGCGGTCTTAGCACAAACGACGGAGCCGGTTCGGAAGGCACTCGTTTCCGGCTCCGTCGTCCCTGGAGGCTCAAACGCGACTTTTGTAAGACAAATTTGCCACCGCGTCAACCAAATGCTATAGGTTGCGGGCGGCTAGACCGCATCACAAAGGAGCAATCAACATGAACCAAACGCAAGTACAGACGACGGCGGCACCGCTTATCGCCGTCGCGGCAGGCTACGCGGCAGCGCACGGTTGGCTTGGGCTAGGCCAAGGCGACTGGGGGACCGTCATCACCGCGCTGGGCGCGGCGGCAGTTGTGCTGTGGCCCGCCCTCGTGACCCGGGCGCAGTCGCTCAAGAACACGGTGGGCAACATGGATCATACGACCGTGGTCACCGACAAAGCGTCGGCCGACGCCCTGCCCGAAAACAAGTCTGTCGTCGCCGTCACGCCTGAAATCGTCGCGGCGATCAAGAAGGCGCAGTAAGCTTTGTTTGTCAGAGCGCGCCCGGCAAGCTATCATGCAGCGCCGGGCGCCGCTCGTGTGGGCTCCTTCACGGGTGCGAACTAACGCCATGGGTGCTCGGTGACCGTCTACCCCTGGGAGCAGCCTCCGTCTTTTTATCCGTGGCAGCAACCGCAACCTACGGAAGCGGAGCGCAAAGCGGCGATGCGGGCCAAGCTCCGCGATTTTGATTTCTATCGAGAGCGGTTCCTGCGCATCCGTCCGCGTGCCGGCGGCGAGCGCATCCCGTTCATTTTGAACAACGCCCAGCGCGTGTTGCATGCGCGTTTGGAAGAAGAGAAGAAGCGGTTCGGCATGATACGCGCGCTCGTGCCCAAGGCGCGGCGTATGGGCGTAAGCACGTATATTGGTGGACGCAACTTCCATCAAATCGGAACCATGTTCGGTCGGCGTGCGCAAGTGGTGGCGCACCGCGGCGACAGTGCAGCTAACCTGCATCGTGAAATCAAGGAGTTTGCCAACAGCTTGCCGGGCGCCGTACAGCCGTCGATTGGTGCCACCAACTCTTATGAAGTGATCTTTGACAAGCTCAAATCGCTTTACAAGGTGGCGTCGGCCGAAGGCGGCGATATTGGCCGTTCCGACGATTTCCATAACCTGCATTTGTCGGAAGCCGCTTTCTTTGATAACACGGAAGACCTTTCGTCAGGTTTGCTGCAAACCGTACAAGACTTGCCCGGTACGGAGATTATAGAAGAGAGCACCGGCAACGGCCAGTCCGGCATGTTTTATAATCAATGCGAGGAAGCGGCGCGGCAGGGCAACAAAGGTCCGTGGCGCATCCACTTCTTGCCGTGGCCCGTCATGCCAGAATATCGCCAAACTGTGCCGATCGGCTGGAAAGCACCGCAGGACTTTGAAGAGTACGCGCGCATGCATGGCGTGGACCGTGAACAACTGCATTGGTTCTGGACCAAGAACTATACGATAGCCGTCATGAACGGCGGGCAACCGGAGAAAATTCACCGGCTCACGCGTCAGGAGTATCCGGCCATCTATAGCGAATGTTTCATGGCTGACAGTACGCTTGATTTCTTCCCGGCTTCCACCGTATCCGCGGCAATGGTGCGCAAACCGAACCCGTCCGCTGGGGCGCTGAAGCTGCTTTGCGTGGACCCAGCCGGTGACGGGCAGGACAAGCCTTTTGTCTGCGATCGGCAAGGCTCCGCGATCGGCGCTAAGGTTTGGGGCGAGCTGACAAGTCGGGACTACAACGTGCAAGCTGACTGGCTTGTGGCTACGTTTAAACGCTTCGATATGGATGCCATCCTTATTGACGTGACTGGCACTGGCAAAGGCCTGCTTGATGCCGTGCGGCTCCGCATGCGCGCGTACGGTCCCGAAAAAGTGGTTGCGGTCAACTTTGCCTGGGGTGCTTTGAACGATACGTTGTACGGCAACCGACGTGCGGAGCTTCATGATAAATTTCAACGTTTCTTGCAAAGTGACGTGTACATACCGAATGACAAGATGTTGCAGGATGAATGCGCCGCTTATAAATGGGGTGTGGGTGGTTGCCGCCGTGACGAAAAAGCGCGGCTGTTCATGACCCCAAAAGAGAAAATTAAAAAGGAGCTGAAGCCTACGCGCTCGCCCGACCGTTTGGACGCCTGCGTTGTTTCGATGGCAATGGAGCTTTGAAGAATAGCGGCCCGCGCGTACGGATGTATGCCAGCATCAGATTGGATAAAATGTTCTGAATTGCGTAAGCTTCCAGCTCTGAAGACGGCTTGGTTTCGCCCATCTGTTTCCGGATATCCCGCCAGACGTGCATCGCTTCGTGGGCCAGCAATTCGATAGTTTCTCGCGGGATGCGATCTTGCACGGTGACAATGGCAATCGGCGTTCCCGTGTCTTTCCGTACGAGCAACGACGTAGTGCCAGCGCTTTCCGGGTAACGCGAAGGCCCGCGGCTCATTTTGGACGTTGCCACTTTCCAAGCCCGCTCGCTGGGGCAAAAAGCATAGCTGTACGGAAACCAACCAGCCTCAAACCACACAAGTTTATGCTTCATTTCTCCGCGCTCCCCGGGGTTGACGTGTACACATTCGTACAGTATGACGAAGCCGTGTTCAAGCTAACATCACCATTAAGGAGCTGATTTTATGGACATCGAAACCGAGTTGTTGGAGGCCAGCGAGCGGGCAACCCCGGAACCGGCGAAGAAGGCCCCCAGGAAGCCGCGTCCCAGCGAGATTGCGGCCAAGGAAGCAAAGGCCGCAGCGAAAAAGGAACCGGCCGTCAAGGCGAAACCGAAGAAAAAGAAGGCTGCGAAGGCCAAGAAGAAATTCGTCAAAACGGCGAAAAAGCAGGCGCCGGCTCGCAAGGCGAAGCGCTCGGTTCCGAAGAAGGTCAAGAAGAAGAAGTTCGCCAAGAAGATGGGGAAGCCGCCCTTGACCGGCCCGGCAGCGCTCACACATCGGCTGGACTTGCGCGTCAACCGCGCCACCAAGGCTCGGGTTACGGCGTACGCGAAGAAGAAGGAGCAGACCATTTCGGCCGTCGTCATCGGTCTGATTGACAAGCTCAAATAGCTTCGCGCGGTGCTGATACGGTGAAAGCCGCTTTCTCGGTTGAACGGGGGCTGACCCGGCCGCAAACTAAAAGGCTCCGGCGATAAACCGGGGCCTTCTTTTCACGGAACCGTACGAGCCTTACAGGCCGTTGAAGTGCTTCTGAAGCCCGACGCGGAAGGTGGTGTCGTCAGGTAGGCCTTGCTGAGCCGGCGAGTTGTAGAGCTGCGCATAGGTGGACCAGCCCGCCGAAACGACATAATCGATTTCCGCGCCCACGGCCATGACCGAGAGGCCATGACGTTGCACACCGCCAAAAATGAAAGCCGGTGTGGACGCAGCCAAAAAGTTAGCGGACACCAAGTTGAGAAAGGGATTTTGGGATGCCGCCGGGGCTTGGGTTGCCGATGACGGGAAGAAGTTGTAGCCGAGCTTAATAAACTCAGTCCCGACGAAGTTGCCCCCGGCCGGCTTTACGCCCGCGGGCGAAAACTCATAACCCCCGGTCAACTCGATACCGGCGAGCCACTGGCCGGTCCAAAGCTGGTAGCCGCCGCCGGCAAAGATATCGAGCCCATCCGAAAACGCACTGTTGACGCCGTTCGCAAGAATGTTCGGAGTGCCGACGTTGTTCTGAGCCCCCATGCCGAAGCTCGCGAACCAACCGGAACAGTTGCCGGCGGACTGGCACGGCTGTACGGCGGGAACGGCCGGGGCCTTGACGAAGGTCGCGAGCTTCGGCAAATCGGCAGCAACAGCGGAAGATGCCAGCGCAGCAAGCGCGACGCCGGCAAGAAGTGCAGATTTGAACATGTTTCTAGCTCCTTGTAAGGTTCGAATGAACCGTACCTTTGCTAGCCGGTTTCTTTGCCTTAATTAAGACCCCCTAACTAGAATGTCGGCGAGTGTTGCTGTACGGTTACACCCTAATGCGCCAGCCGTCCCCCGTGAACATGCCTTTCGAGCTGTCTTTGCCGTCTTTGACGTTCTCGGTGTACTTGCCGTTCAAATCTTTGTTGCGCGGGTCCATGCCGGCGTAGAGACTGCGCAGCGTCCCGCGGTGACGCTTACGGATATGTTCGCCGATCTTCTTGTGACGCGCCATAAGCACGGGGCGGTAAGCCTTGCCCATCTTATCGGTGCCCGCCACCAAGTCTTGAAACAGTTCCGTCATTTCCGGCGCCGTGATGCGCTTCCATCCCTTGTTGTGCGCGTCGGCGACTTCCTGGGGGATTTCGTTGATGATGCGAAACTCGTACTCCGGATACTGATCGCGGTTCGGAATGAACAGCTTCAGCGGCCGGTCAAGCACGAGCTGCGCAATGATGCCGTCTACGTCTTGCGCTTCGATAAACGGTGATTTCGGCGTGGCGTCGCCGGCCCCGGGGGCCTCCGGAATGAACCCCGGCGGATTGGGGCGGAGATTTTCCGGAAGCCCCGCGCCGGGGAACGGGCTCGCTGATTGAAACGGGTCCATAGCCTACTTCTTCCCTTTGTTGTTCTGATGCGTGCGGTAGTGGCTCGCGAGCGCATCGGTGATGAATTTTTCGCGAACCTCCTTCTTGGCGCCTTCCGGTACGAACCGATCGGCGGAACGCTTGACTTCCTTCTGGATGTCGGCCGGCGCGTCCGCCAGCTTCGTCCACGGACCGGACTTCGCACGGGTGGCGGAACCGCGGCTCAGATCGCCGTCTTTCGGGCCGTCCGTGGCGCGCTGCTTGCTGGGCGCGGGTTTGCTCTCCGCGGCCCCTTCGCCCTCGCCTTCTTCGGCTGCTTCGCCCTCGTCTTCTTCGGCTGCTTCGCTTGCCGCGGTAGCGGGTTTAAATTCTTCTTCCACCGCTTTGATAACCGCATCGGCCATCGCTTCGGCGCTGGCAAACTTCTTGGGGTTCATGGTTTTGGCAAACTCGTTTGCCTTGGCGGACTTCTTGGGGTCCACGCCGAGCCACGGCGCTTTCGCTTCCGCGGCAAGCCACACGTCGTTGTTGGTGAAGGCCACGGCTGGTTTCGGCGCCGTGGCAACGTCAAGCTTCGCGATGTCGTCGGCAAGCTTCCGAGCGGCTGCGGTATCGCCGGCAGTCACCGCGGCGTCAAGTTGTGACTGCAATCCGTTGCGCGCTTGATCGCGCATCATCATATTCAAATCCATCTGTACGGCTCCTTATTTCTTGTACACAACGCGTTCACGGACGCCGGTATCTTCCGGCAGCGGCTTATCGAACAATCCGGGCGGGCTTCCACGCGCCATTTCTTGCGCCGCGGTTTGCAGGTTGTCCAGCACGCCTGCATCTGTCCATTCCAGCGTTGACGCATCTGGCATCGCCGATGCCGGAATGATCTTGATGACATCTTGGAAGGTGGAGAGGTAGCGCCACCCGCTGATACTGTTGAGAATGCCCTTGCCGGCTTGGAACATGGTTCCGGCACCCCAGCGTATCAGCACCCAATCGCCGATGTCGGCGCGCTGGCGCTTCAAGCCTTCGCCGTCTTTGTAGGTGAAGGCCATCGGACCCATGGCACGGATAACGCCGGCTTGCACGCCGTGTTCGCCGAGCTGGCGCGCAAGATCGGGAATAAGAATACTGCCAACTTTTGACGGCGGGTACGGAATTTGTACGGCGATGATATCGCGGCACGGTTCGCCGGCATCGTGGGGGATGTCGAAACCATAGATGCTCATGCCTTATGCTCCTGTTTTAAGGCGACGGAAAATTCTTTCGCAACAACTTCCGGCGTGCAGCCTAGAAGCTGTTCAATTTCACGAAGGCCCGCTGCCTTGCCCTGCATCAGGGGGTCCACTGGCCTGCCCGCCAGGAATTGGTACACCGCCTCCCGCTGGCGCTGGCGCAGGAAGTTGAGCAGCAGCTTGGTTTCCGGACTGGCCAACCATTCCGTCAATTGTAGAGCTAACATCAGCGCTTTCCTGCATCATTTGCTGTACGGCGTGCTCAAGCTGCGCCATCTGCAACAGCCCTAAACGTTGGTCCTGCATACCGCCGCTAGCTTGTACCATGTTAAGTACGGCTTGTGTCAACTGTTGCGCAACGGCGCCAATAACCTTGATGTTTTCGTTGCGCTGCTTCAGCATCCCAATCATGCCTTGCATTTTTTCGTGCGGGGTGGCCTGGGGCTGCGGCGGCTGGCCTAGCAGTTTTTCTGGATTGGGAAGCCGCAGGCATTTGTACAGCCGCATGCGAACTTCGTCCCACTTCGTCATGGGGTCTTTCATCAACTCCATGTAGATGCCGGCAAGCGCGCTGCGCTGCATTTCCGTCGCCAATTGCGGGTCCGCGGTGACCGCTACGCCGTTGCCATCGGACGGCGAGACGCCACTAGGCAGCATTTCGTAAGCATCAGCCATGACGACGAACATGCGAAATTCTTGCGTCAGCATCGCCACAAGCCGGCGATGCACAGCCGATTGCACTTGCCCGCTGCTATCGATGATACCCTTGGCCATCGTTGCCGACATCGATGCCGGCGCGTTTTCGAGAAGGTTTAGCGTACCGGCCAAGCGATCGGCTAGCGTAATGATCTTGTCGAGTATTTGTACGGATGATGGCGAAACTTGCTTCGTTGGGAATTGCGAAAACGTGTCGGATAGCGGCCGTCCATCCGTGGGCAACACGTTAACGCGGTTGGTCTTAAGTTCGATTTTGTCGGGAAGCCCGAACGAACTACCTCCCAGCACGCCGCCATCGGATGCGGAGCTTTCCGCGGTGTCGATGATGGCAGCTAGCAACCGATCGGCGGAGCCCTCAACACGGTTTAACAGTTTGCCGAAGCCCATCGGAAAGAAACCGCCCTTGGGGTCCGGCAGTAATCGGTACGGATAGAAGCGATGAATGGGGTTGAAAAAAAGCTTTTCGTCATCGTCAACCACGGTTTTGCGCGACCAACGCGGCTTGATTTTGACGACTTCCGCCACGTCGTCTTTCGAGATAACGACGGTCCAAGGTTCGTCTACGCCGTCGCCGTCAAGATCAAGCCAGCAGTCGCATTCGGCGAAATTCTTTGGTGCTTGGGGGTCCGCTTCGTCGAACACCGGACCGTACGAAATCCAATTTTTGCGCTTTATGGCGCGCTGGATTTCGTACGGGTAACGCTCAAATTCATCGGTGATGCGGGGCGCGCGCTCCACCGAGCGAACGTTTTTGTTGATCTTGACCCGGGTGCACGGCAGCCATTCGGTATGAAAAGCTTTTTCCACTTCGTCAAAGCTGCGCTTGCGCCACGCGAGCCCGGTAGCTGCCATGTGCACAACTAACGGGTCTGTGTCCAAAATCCAATTTGGATCGTTTGTACGGACCTGACTGGACACCCAGGAGGCAAGTTTTTCGCCGCCCTCTTCGCTGGAGCGGGCTAGGTCCGGTTCGCCTAGCAAAGCATCCGTGGCGCGCGCGGAAAACTGGATGACGGCCCCTAGCGTCAATTCGGTTGCTGGCGGTGGTTCCTCCCCCGAGCCTTCTTGTTCGCGGTTCTGCGGCGTGGCGTTGCCGCTATCTTCGCTGTCCAGCTTGTCAAGGTAGCCTTGGGCCTCCAAAAGCCAGTCCGACATAGAGCTATCGTCAATGGCTATCAGTTCCAGAAGGTCGTTTGCGAGGATGCGCCGATCATCCTCCGTCAACTTTTCGGCCACGTTGCCAAAGGTTTCGGGTTTCTTCAGGTCTAGGTCTAGAACTGTGATTTCGCGCATGGTGCCCCGTGTATGACAAAAGTGTATGACAGTCAAGGCGTTACCGTACACTAATTTGACGAAATCCGCAGCATCGGCTATTTTGTACCAATTCGCACGCGCCGGCCTGCAACGCCGGGGAACCATTGAAAGGGGTTATTCGCATGCAGGTTATCGACCGCTCGCTGCAATCATCGCAGTACTGGCCCGGGCTGTTCGCGCTGTTCGGCATGGATTACGAACGCCTGTCACCGATCTACAAGCAGTTCTACGACGCCAAGCCCTCGGAAAAGGCGTTCGAAGAATTTATGACGGAGCGCGCTGGCCTGGGCCTCGCCGTACAGCAACCGGAATTGGAGCCGGTGCAGTTCGACGTTCCCAACGAAGGCTACCGCACCCAGGTCACCCACGCGTCGTACGGGCTCGCCGTGGCGATCTCGCGCGAAGCCAAAGACGACAACCTGTACGAGGATGTCGGCGGCCGAATGATGAAAGAGCTGGCGTTTTCGGCGCGGCAGACGGAAGAGTACATAGCGCATGCTCCGTTGCAGGTCGCGTTCGATGCCGTCAATGGCCTGCGTGCGGATGGCGTGCCGGTTTGCTCGCCATCGCATCCGACCGCTGTTGGTCTCCAGTCCAACCAGCTCATTTCCGCCAACGCGTCGGAATTGGCATTCGAGAATGCGGTTATCCAGATCGCGTATACTCGCAACGGCCGCGGCTTCGTCGTCAACGTCCTGCCCAAGCGCGTCATCACGTCGCCGGAAAACGGTCCGGAAATCCGGCGTATCCTGGGTTCGCCTTTGCAGTGGAATGCACAGACGAACAATATCAACGTGCTGCGTTCGACCGGCGCACTGCCGGAAGTTATCGAGACGCCCTACTTGGTCGATAAGGACAACTACTTCGTCCAGACTTCCGAGCAGGACAAAGACAACGGGCAGGGCTTCACTTTCTGGGAACGTTCGTCGCTGGAAACTCGTGAAGATAGCAACTGGAGCAATCAGGCGTCCCTGATCGCGATCTGGTTCCGCTGTGCGGCTTCCGTCGTGGACTTCCGCACCGTGTACGGTTCGGCCGGTTCCGACAATCTGTAAGGGGTTGACGCCCGCTTTGGAGTAGCGTACGTAAGCAGTGTGCGGTGGCATCTTGCTATCGCTGCCCTCCTTGGGCGTTTCCTCCCTATTGACTTGGCGGCCCCGCTGTACGACGCGGGGCCGTTCTTTCATCAGGCGGCCTTCGCCATCGGTGGCAGCCAATCGGGCGGCGCCGGCAGTTCCTCCCCAGGAGCCAAACGCGCGTTAGCCGGCCGGCGAAAGTCAATCACGGACAGCAACGCCCGCCCCGCCTCTTCTGCCTTCGGCCTGGGGCCTACCGAGCGCGCGGCCATGTCGATACGCGGCCAACCCAGGTCAAGCAACCGGCGGGCGTGGTCACGAAACGCAGGGTAGTTGTGCACGAGCCACACAAAGCCAAGCGTCGCGTGTTCCGTTACCAGCGCATTCGGCGGGGCCAGCGTGGCGATCATTTCCAACGCGGTCACAAGCTCGCCCGGCGGTACAGGGGTTGCTCGTTTGGCGTAGCTTGCGCTGCCGTGACCGTACAGCGATTTCAACGCGCCGACGCAAGCAAGTTTCGGCACGGTAAATTCGTCGCGTTGGTTGTTGGCGTCCACAACGGCCAAGCCGGCGTTCTGCACGAGCCGGTTGAGCTGCACGGCGCTTTCGTCACCAGCCGCAACTTCCGCCATGAACAACATGGTTTGCGGCACCTTCCGCATTTTGGTGTTGCGCGAAAGAAAAATCTCGATTTCGCGCTTGCGGTCATGCACGTTGTAAATATCGCACGGAACGAACAGACGCGCGGACGCTTTCGCGCCTTCCCAGCGGTGCCGCCCGTCCACGACAAACAGCGCACCGTTTGCGCGCCGTACGACCATGAGCCGGCCGAACAGTGTCAAGTCGAAAGTCTTACCGATTTCCTTTACCAGCCGTGGGTTGCGCGGCTTCATTGCTTGATACGTCGTATCGACATTCAACAGTCCAATCGGAACCTCGGTTGGTTCCGGTTTTTCTTCGATGATAACGACGGGTTTCTGTTCCCAAGGGAACATCTTCGCGGTACTCATTTGTACGGCTCCTTTGCTAGCTGCGCCCCTACGTGAGTACAAATACGGATGACGTGTGAATATGTCAATACCAAGCTTGACTTGCGGCGGCAAATCACCGCATGTGCGCACAACTGCACACTTCACAGTCAGGGCGGAGGGGGCGCTACATGCAGGGGTACTGGTGGGCACGGACACCCGAAAATGCGCTATTTGTAGTCATGGTGGTGGGTGAAAAGGGCTATGTTCCCGGGGTGGAAGGTGCTATAGATTTAGGCGACTTTTTCATGATCGAGCCCGTCCCATGGCCGCGACCCGCAACCCAAAGCCAAAATTCGGTTCTGCCGTCACCTGGGGCGCGTGCTCTCGTTGCAACGCCCGGGTCAAATATTCTACCCTTTGTCGCGAGAGGTTGACTGGCCTTCTGGTTTGCGGGCCCGCCAGTGGCCGGCCGGTCCGCTACTGCCTTGATCCGTGGCCCCCGGTGTACGACTTCCAAGCCTTTCCAGATAAGTCAATCGAGCCGCCGGCCGAACCGCTGCCGCTGCGCTACAACCTGGATGCTATCTGGGGCAACGGTCCGGTGTCCGGCAATACCAGCGACTTCGCTAACGCGCCCGCCGCGGCGCCGGACGACGCTACCCGGTTGAACAACTTGCTTCGCATGGTTCCGTATTACGCGGCTGCCGGCAAGACGGCTGCGTTCACGCCCCGAACGCAGGGTATCGACGTTGAAGTCGCAAAGGTGCTTTTCATCAATCCAGCGAATTACGACGGTACCTTTCTTCCGTCTAGTTCTGTACGGACGGTGACGCCGCCAATCGAAAGTCCGTCCAGCGTCACGCAGACGGATAAAGACGTGCCTTCCGATCAACTTTGGACGCCCCCATGGGCGGTAAACCAAGGCGTTTAAACATGACCACGACTGCGCTTGCTGTCATCACCGAAGCCATGCGACTGTTTGGCATCATTGACGTGATGGAAAACCCAACTACGCAAGACGTGGCGAACGTGGTTATTACGCTCAACAACCTATTGCGCAACGAACACGCGGACGGCGCGGCGCAGTATCTCATGAGTTTGCAAACCGTGACACTGCCGCCGGGTGTTCTCGGTAGCGTGTACAGCTTCAGCATCGGTACGGCGCAAAGCAGCTATCTTGTGCAGCAAGACGCCGTAGGTCTGAAATCGCTGTGGATGAATGACATTCAATTGACGGTCAACCGTGAGACGCGCCAAGCTCCGAAAGCCGATATTGTCCGTACGACCTACCCCGGCATCATCACGAAGTGGCATACCGAAAAACAGGTAGACGGTTCGATACTGGTCTACGCTTGGCAACCGCCGCGCGCTTCTTCGCAGGCGTTGATTGAAATCGGCGGACGCATTCCGGCTCTGACGAATAGCGCCGGTACGGATATCGTTGCGCTACCACCGGAAGGTATCCACGACGCAACGCTGTTACTGGGCTTGACGATATGCGGCTCGTACGGGCGTCCGGTTGACAAGATTGATCCTGTGCTGGCTGCGCGTGCGAAGTCCGTTGATGACCGATGGAAGCAATGGGCGCGAGGACAGCAATGGTTGCGGCTTGTGAGAGCTTAGGATGCCAGCAATCAATGTAATGGGGTCTTTTCAAGACCCTTTAAATCTGGATCAGGGCGCCGGCAAGC